GGAATGATTATCTAAGTCATATAAGTATCCATTACGGATAACTACATTTCTATCTCGATATTGTGAATTGGAATCTACTTGTATAGCATTAGAAGGAAGGGGTATTTTGTCATCGGTATCTTTTTCATAAGTCACATTATATTCAGTATTAAAATTCCAGCCCTCACTTTGAATAGCTAAGCTGGTTTCATCAAGAATATTTTTAGCGATAGATACATCTACATTATTTGTACCACTGATAGAGTTTACTGGTGCTTCTCCAATGGCGGAAAGCATAGTATTAACTGCTTGTAATTCAGTAGTAGGGGTTATTTGAGTTGTCATATTGTCATAATAGTCCTTTAAAAAGAAAGAGAGCACCCGTTAAGATGCTCTCAATCATAAGATTAATGAAGGTAATTACTTACGCTTCTTTAATGCCTACAGCCGCTTCAGGACGCAAGTAGTCGTGACCCATTGCGTATTTTGCGACCAACAATGTTCCTTGACGTCTGATGTCATATTCTGACTCAACCGCTAGGTCCATAAGTTTTACTGTACCTACAGCACTTGGGTGACAAACTAATCCTTCGTAATTGGCCAAGTTTACAGCTTGTGGAAAAGAACCACCTTGTGTAGCTGAACCTTTGCCGGGAAGGGTTGATACGTCTATCTTCACAAAATGAGCCACTGGTCTTAATTCAATGCCCGCTATTTTGCGTACTGTACCTTCTGCAATAGAACCTTGACCACTAAAGTCTACGTTCACTGCATTAGTAGCATTTGCTAATTTATAGTACATCTCAGGGTCTAAGAAACAAACACGACCCTCTGAAGGTACGTAGTTGTTATCTAAAGACTTAGCTGCATTAAATAACTCAGTTATAAATGCATCTGCTGAGGTAGCTGCTGTTCCACTAGCAATGCTGGTGTTAGTCAAAGTTGTTCCGGCTCCATATGAAGTATCACCAACGTTAGCTGATTGTTGCGATGCTCTACCAATCATTTGTAATATATGCTTATCTTTTTGGAAAGCCAAAGCTCTTCCAATTTCTTCTGAGTAAGCACTTCTTACATCCCAATGATTTTTCGCTTCTTCTATGTTGCTTAGGAACACACTCGATACTAATAAGTCATTAATAGTAATGACTCTTTCGTTATGATTTACGTCGTTGCCTGTGATTTCAGCACCCGGCACATGGTAAGCAGCAGAAATCCTACCCATTACTGGGAAGGTTGCTGATTTACCAGACGAGATGCTTCTAACTAGCTCCTGACCCTCAGTTTTTGATGCTCTCTCAAAAGAAGTTAAAACTTCTCCAGCGAAAACTTTCAGAAACAGGGCGTCTTCCGAGCCAGCTGCATTCACTCTACCGACGGAAACCGGTGTAGATGCTGCCATCTTATTGTCTCCTATATGTAAAGTTTAAAAAGCTTTCACAATTCCATCAAGATTATCTCCCGCAAGAGGTCAAGTTTTACTGTGTAAGCGGCTGCCACCTATAAAGGTAGCACAGCCATTAATACTTCTTTTTTGGGGGGTACTTCTTTTTCTTTTTCATAAATTACTATTAGCTATTTTAGTTTTTACTTCAGCTTGATATGCTGGGTCTTTTGAGTATCTCTCATCGGCCATAGCTTTTGTAACTTGGGCCCATGATTCAAAACCAGCTTCACCCGTAGCACTTGCTGTTCCTTTTACTAATGAAGGTTCCTTACCTTCAGCTGTCTGATAGCGTGAGTTCAATCCAGTTACTGCTAACTTAACAGTCTCAATATCTCTGCTATTGACAGCGGTGTTATATGCGTTAGTTTCAGCTTCTGATAAATTATCTTTAGCCCATGTAACTAACATTGCATAGTTGTCATTACCACCTACTAAACTTCTAATTTCTCCGGCGGTTTTATCAGCGATAGCTTGTTGTCCAGCAATAAACTGGTCCACTACTTCTTTAGATATACCAGCTTTCTCTAGCTTTTCATAAGATTCTTCACCTAATTTACCTTCATCAGCATACTCTTTATTAAGAGATGCCATGTCCAGCCCAGCTGATTCAACAGCTTTCTCAGCTATCGCTAAATCACCTTTAGCTTCAGGTTTAGCTTCTTCTGCGGGTGCTTCTTCTGGTTTTTGTCCTAACTTAGTTTCTAACTCAGCATAAGACTTTGCCATTGATTCAACCGTCTCAAATTTTTCGGGCAAACCTGACGGTCTATCTTCTTTTAATGCTGGTTTAGCTTCTGGTGCTTCCGTTGTTGTTTCGTCTGTTTTTATTTCTACTTGTTCTACCATTTATCCTTCCTATCTTGGTTTAGTCATATTAGATACAGCTGGTGCAACAGCTTTCTCAGCCATTTGCATCATCTGGTCATTCTGTGCTGCTTGTTGAGCTTCTTCCTGTTCTTGTTGTAACTGCTCTTCACTCTTAACTAATCCTTCAGTATCAATACCTAAGCTAGTAGCAATCCTTGTAAGTAAATCACTTGGATTTAACATTGTAGCTATTTGTGGATTAATTTGAGCAAGTTGAGCAATTTCAGCAATAAACTCTCTTAATTTCTGTAAGTCATTCCCGCGACCTAAAGCTTCAATACCAGTGACGATAACTGGAACCACAGATTTCTTTGGAAGTGGTGGGATTTCTCCCGCTTGTCCCATCCGTTTCATTAATACTTGAATCAAAGGTAGTTGAAACTCTTGGGATAGTAATGAATAAATACCACCCATACTGGTTTCTAATTGTTCAGCCATATATCTAATCTCTTGTGCAGTCACACGTTCTGCATCTCTTTGTATTGAGGTGTGTAGTAAGAAAGCATAAGACATCCGGTCTTCTAATCGTCCAATAGCTCTTTCTACAATTTGTAAATCATACTGCTTCTCTGATTGAAGCACTGTCACATCATCTCTTTGTCCAGTGATAATGTCACCGTTTCTAGTCATTGCTAAATCCTTTTTACGTGTAACAGAATTTGGTCTAACCATAAATACTAGCTTACTAGCTGCGGCTGCTGATTCTACTAATGATTTAGATAGACCTTCTAATGATTTTAAATCACCTAAAAATTCTTCAACATACCCACGTCCATAGTTTTCACCATCTACACGTACCATTCTCAATGCTTGGTATGGCATATTATCAGATGTAAAAGTACCAATAGATTCTGGTAATTTAATACCATGTATTTCTTGACAGATATAATATCTATCTGGTTTTATTCTATAAACATGTGTGTATATATCACAATCATCATCATTTTTATACTCAGGGTGTTTACCTATTAACATACGTGATTCTTTAGTCAAATTAGCTGGGCTTACAGATTCTTGAATAATAAATTCTAATAAATTACCCTCTTCATCTCTTCTGCAAACATACTTAGTAAGACCATAAACACGCATAGTTCCTTTTTTAGGTAGGTAAGTAAGTACATTACCAGCTACTATTAAATGTTTTAATGCTTCAAACACAGAGACTCTTAATGCTAATTGCTCAATCTTACTATGTACTGCTCGCTCAATTTTGGCTAGCGATTTTTCTACTTCAGATTTTAATTCAGGGTTTTCATCCAGTTCTTGTTTAGAATCTCCAGTTATGGTTAATCTAAAGAATGGTGAATTGGGGGGTAATAATAATAATAAGAGTTTAGATGCTAAGTTATTTAAACCTCTTGCACCTACTGATTGAAAGGGGGTATATAATTCAGAGCTAGGCCCGTGCCCGTCTGCTGTGATTAATGAGGGAATTGTAAGCTCAGAACATACTCTGGCTCTATCTAAATGATGTTGTCTGTTTTGTTTCAGCTTTTCATAGCGTCCTTTCGCTGTATCTTGGGTAAATGAAAAGTCGTAATCTTGTGCCATTAACTAATATTTAATCCTGACCCGCTGGTAGGAATATTCAAACCTGATGTCGTTTGTAAACTTTTAGTTCCACGTCTTCTCGCACGTTTTAATCTCTTTTCTTCTGATAATTTATCAGCTCCTGTTTTTAATCTTGGTGCTACTTCATCTCCTACTGGGGATGTCACTGGTGCGGGCACTGGTGGTGGTGTTGGTACTGGTGCTACACGTGGGCTACCGAAACACATATATAATAATCTCCTAAGTTGGTATATTTAATCCAGAGTTCTGAGCTTCATACGCCGCTATACGCTGGCGTCTTGCTTCTCTACTTGAAATTTTAAGCTCGTCTCTTTCTCTATTTTGGTCCTTAACTTTATTTCTTCTGTCAGCACTACGCTTTACCATCCCCACTGGGGAAGAGTCTTCCCATATTCTTCCAAGACTTTTAACTGTTCTCTTTGGATTTAATATGCCAAAAGCTAAATCGCTACTACACATTATGAGTCTCTCTCCTTTAGTAGGTTAATAAAACGGACAACATCACGTTGTCCAGCTTGGAAATAAATTTCTTTAACATCATTTTTAATATCAGGTGATTTCTCTGGGTACACTTCATTTAAGAATTTAATTAGTAGCGGTACCGTCTTAGGAAGAGTTATTTCTTCTGGGTCTTCACCCTTAATATCTTTTAACTTCATGTTTATCCTTCTAAAACGGGTACTTTAAGTCCATAGTTTACCAGTAACCGTTCCTTTGTTGTATTCAGTGGCTCTATTTTCAAAGAAATTAGCATGTTCTACGCCATTTAATATCCAATCTAACCAATCCAATGGGTTATCTTTAACTTTATAGTTAGGTTTTAATGATAATTGTAACAGACGTCTATCTGCTATATATCTTATGTATTTTTTAACTTCTTTAGATTCAAGTCCCCTGATTTCACCTTGTTCAAATGCTAAATCTATAAATTTATCCTCTAATTCTACCATGTCTCTACAGTTTTGATATAAAGTAGCTTTAAATTTATCATTCCATATACTAGGGTTCTCTTTTATTAAAGTTTTAAATAGTTTAATCATACTTTCTACATGGTGAGACTCATCTCTTATGGACCACGTAATAATTTGACACATCCCTTTCATCCTACCAAATCTTTGGAAGTTTAATAACATTACAAAAGATGCAAACAGTTGCAAACCTTCCCCAAACGCTGAAAAACAAGCGATGTCTCTAGCTAATCCTTCCACCCCAGAACCTTTATCTT